AATATAGTTATTTTTAAGGTCGTCTATTTGTAATACATCGGACAAAGGTCCACCATTGAAATAACATATGCGGAATTCTTGCATCTGGTCACATTTTCATCCTCTCAATGAACCAAAATCAACTTCAAACGAATCTCTGAATCGTTTTGGCGGCCGAAGACGCCCGTCAATTGGATCTTTTACAGGTGCATACGATGCTTTCAAGGCAATCATGAACCGCAAATGGCCAATGTAGCGCGTGACCAACAGTGGCAATATCCATGAAGGTCGAACACCACATCGTTCCCAGCACCATTGTTTGTGCTTTTTTTTCATATAGTCCAGTGTTTCCTGTGTCGTATACTCTTCAAAAATTGCAGATGTAAACTTCACCGATGGGTCAAATCCAAGCCGAACCGAATGGAAGTCCGCACATTCAATAATGTCAAAAAACAAGAAATGTGGAGGCTCCATGCCATCTGGGAAAAAGTTGTCGTGCATCCGGCAGTGTCCAAATCGACCGATCTTGGTATGCAGGATGAGCCAATATCGGAAACTTCTGCGAAAATCCCGAAACAATATTGGGTCATTACGTACCATAATGCATAACCGGCTATGATTGCTGTACCATGATAGAGCATCGTCAGTCACCGTCAGCCGAACATGATGAAATTGTTGCAACTTCTCGATACTCTTTTCGCATTCTTCCGCACTACAGTAGGGTTGACTATGTATCACACGGGTCAGTTTCCACAAAACACCATCACATGCCACAACCTCGCTCATATGACCAGTGTGATCACAAATTCTCGTGTTATGAGGAAGATCGAATCCCTTATACTCCGAGGCATTTTGCATGCCGTAAATCGGTTCTTCCCATTCACGTACGTACCCATTTTCGTCTCGACGGGTACAGTTTCCATAATGATGTGCGGATCCTTTCATAGCGGTGACATTGATGGGAACAATGCCACGATTTTGTAACTGGGTAAGGATATGTGGTGGACAAACCATAAGCTTGGATTTTCTTTTGAATTTTTTTTCAAATTCTTCAAATAAAAATCGTTTCAAGCGTACTTTTATTTTGCAACACTTCGCTCCATTGCATGCCGGTTCCGAACTACTCTGAACAAGCTGTCGGATCGTGTCGAGGATCCGCGGTCGGCGTTTCACCCGGGTGGCTTCGTGGAGTGCAATATGGTGTTAGAATTTTCTTCTTGAATAGTGTATGCATTTGCATGTCTACTGACTTCACTCATATGGTATTATTAAAAAAAGAAATATCGAAATAGTCTACAACGTTCAAAATCGTCTTGTTTCAAAAATTTTAAAGTGACAGTTATCGATGTCAGAAACAGGGAAAGTACTATATTATTTGTCTTTCTTGGCGCGACGTTGTCGTTTCGGAAGGGGCTTTGATAATGTTCTGGACATGGACATTAATATATCTTGCATTGACGACGCCGGGTTCGCTTCTGTTGCATTATTGGATGAGTTTCCAAAATTCGTGATTGAACTTGTGACTTTTTTGCAGGTGTTCACTGGCTTGACGGGTGTAAATGTGGTTATAACTGGAGATGACGTTGTAGTAGGTGCCATACCCATCGATGTAAGCGTTCTTTGTTTAGTTTGTTGTAGTGTAAGTGCAATTTTGAATGGCGTGAATAATTTCTCTGGGTTGTTGATCACAATGTCCATCATACTACAGATCGGTTTTTCGATTTGATGTTCTAAATAATAAAGACGATCGATTTTGAGGTTGTTGTCCAGTGTATATTTGATATCTTCTGCCTTTTCGCTTGCTTTGGCCTTTGGACCACCCGTTTCAAGATAAACGAATGGGACTCGGTCGCCAACTTGTGGTTCGGATCCGGGGTCTCGTGCTTTCATCTTATTTGCGACCACGACGTGCGCTAGATTTTCATTGACATAATCCTTTCGAAGCCCTTTTGACATTTTATACATGTCAATGTCATATTCGTTGTTCACAAGTGCGGTGAGACCGGCTTGGATACATTCGACTGCTAACGTTCGGTCGCGTTTGTACATGATCGCGTCAAGTGCTTCTTGTTGTATTTTTTTTGCCAGCTTACAATTATCCCGCCGTACCAATTCGATTCCTTTTGCATCCAAACCATCAAGTTGGACGTTTCCTTTCTTGTCTTTGACATACATAAGTCCAGCATATCGTTTTTTTCGCATCAGCAGGTACGGATAATATATTTTTTCCATTTCAAGAATAATGAGATCGGGGAATTTTGCGGTGATCCATTCCGCAGCTTTGTCGCCAAGATCAAATGCAACGTTAATATCGGTTACACCATCGAATATAACCATAATACTATCCTGTACACGCAACAAACACAAAGTGACACATTAAAAAGCAGCCAGCAGGGGGTACATGCGCTGGAAAGTTTTGCAAGAAAGAGAGCCAGGATGTGCATGGCGAACCGTATCGCCGTAAATGACATTACATTTGGTGAATTCTTGAACGTACTCGACGGTTGCATTCAACATTTCACGTGCTTTAAAAGTAACCGAATCGGCGATTCCCAGGCAATGGTACTTCCCCATTTTGACGGCACCGGTGAATCCGTAGATCGAATTCGCAGAAATTTTTAGAGCCAATTGACGTGCGTTGTAAACTGCCTTTTCATTCGGATCGTCCGTTTGAGCCATGAGTTGTTTTGCGAGTTTGCGTGCGCTCAGCAGCGCCGTCATCATCACCGGTATCACACCCGGAATGCCCTTTGCCCAGGTATACACCTTTTCACCGACACGTATGGTTTCGTACGTGACACCGGGAAGGTCAACATATTTCGAATCGAGCACTAGCGTTGAGAAGCAATAGTTATTCGCACGGATAATCGACGGATAGAGTGACATAAAATCAAGAACTGCAACTGGTTCATCGACATAGTATCCCGCTTTAGCATCGATAACGGTTGCACCTTCATATGTATCAGTGGCCTCGCCACTAAATTTAACCGGAGTTTGTAAGATGTACCCACCGTTACCATCACCGCGCCTTTCCATGCGATGTCCATGCCACGCAAGTTGGTTGACAACTTTCACCTGTTGTCCCCGTGTTACCAGAAGTTCTATCATCGTATGACATACACGACTCATCTCAACATTTGCGGGGAACATCTGAAAGTGAATTGCCAAACCAACAAGCAGCGCACAATCCTGAAGACAGTAGATTGCAACGCGTGCAACTTCGTCGGGTGACCCCTTTGCAAGTTTGAAGAGCTCGCGGTAATCCATTTCGACTTTACGATCGCCGAGGAATTTCTCTGCTACAGAATCAAGTTTGTAGGATTCGAGTTTTTCCCTGGCCTTGATCCAGTGGTACATATCCAGGTTGCAGCGACCATACATGTTAACAACAAATAAATCGTTTTGACCTAGTGCAGACGAAGAGAGTTCCTTGATCTTGGGACGGGTACGTCGAGTAATCAGTCGCTCGAGGTGGAAAAACTCTTCACAGTTTAGTAACTGGGCTCGGTCGCACAAATACTTCCAGTCGAAGCCGAATCCATTGTAGGTTGCAATCACGTCTGGATCGACACTGACCGCTATCATGGTCCGAAATGCACAGAGCATTTCAGATTCGGTCTTGAAGCTCAGCACATCAGTTCCATCGATTGGTGCACACTTTCCCAGCACGAATATGACCTGTGCAATTTCAGTCTTCGGACGACCAACTCGCCAAAATACAATTCCAATCTGACAAACCTCGTCTCGTTCAGCGTCGGGAAATGCTCCGGTCGAGCTCATACACTCAATGTCGACGCATGCGACGAGCAATGGTGCGATCATTGACTCCTCTTGATGAGAAATAAAACGTTTACTACACTCAATCTCAATGGCGCAATTCGAGACACGGTCTTGACAGTGGTGAAAATTTATCACACGCGCCCACCCAGACGGAACAATCGACAGTTCATCCATAAATTTAGTATCGAGTCCAATAAACCCTTCGTGACATTCTCCGTCGCGGCACGCATGTCGATATGATGCCACTGTCGGAAAACGAACCCGATAGTATTCAAATTCTTGTAACCCAGTAGGATTTTCGTTTGAATTCGGCACCCAACCATACATGTTTTTCCTGCGGACGGTCTCACATTGCAAGTCATCTGTCGAAACGCGCGCGTTCTTTGCAATTCGTTTAAGTGTTAGCAGTCGATTGCCAGCTGAGTAATAAAGCTCGGGTCTGTAATCGGGAACACGTAACAAAACCGATGCACCATCCCGTGTACATCCGAATATCAAGACGGTGCATGTACGTGGAACAGAATTGTATTCTTCGCTCACCACTGCTGATATAAGCGACTCTCCCGAACGATCATACCTGAAATCACCCTGAAACTCCGTAAGCGTATCCGTCATTTGAACATCAATTATTTGAAAGTCTACCATTGTTGTTGGTTTCTCACAGGTTACATGCAGGTCAGTCCAATGCACAGAAGTTGCGGATGGAGTCCAAACCATGTTCAAGTCAACAGGTAGATATGATTTTTTTTGTTCTCAATTTGATTTAAAAAATTCAGGACGAAAACACGGGTTATTTTTTGAATTTGTCTACGTATTTTTTTGTGTGCATTTTTTAAAAAAAATTGCGTGCATTTTACCATTGATAAATGCAAATAAAATATTCAACCATCTTAAAATGAAGTTTCGTTTACATATTAAATTTGGACAATATAGAAACACTCAAATATTACACACAAGAAAACAAAACAGGCGTCAGCAAAGTGAAGAAAAACTTAAACAAATCGAAGAAAAACTTAGACAAAATGAAAAACTGCTGACGGATCGCGACAATACAATTGCTGGGTTATACTCCGATTTATACGCACGCGAAACCGAACTAAATGCCGCATCTGAACGAATTCGAGAAATTGAAGAAGAGATTTCCACCGAAGATACGGAATACATATGTAGTTGTTGTTATGAACGTCACACTGACCAACATCCAATCGTATGCACATCATCTACTCCCCACCTGTTTTGTGTATCTTGTATAAACAAACGAGTTAAAACTGCTTATATCGGAAAATGTAACATGCCGAGGCAAACAATTTCTTGTTTTGGACTCAATTGTAATCATGTTATTACAGAATGGCAACTGTGTAGAACTGTGTCTGGACGGGATTTAATCTGCAACTGTCACTTTAATGAAGGTATGCAACATGTTATTGCTATGTTTAAAACATTTACCGATGAGTTGAACATCGATCTTCCACTAATTCAGCAGTTTATGTACAAATTAATGTTTATAAATTCTGATGGTACGTTTCGTGGATACGGATGTACAAAATGTGGTTATGGTCCACTGTGGCACGAACATTGTGGTGACTTATTAACACATCATAAGCAAAAAGTATTAAATGGACACATTAATAATGCATGCCCAGGGTGTAATCATTTATTTTATGACATTTCAGACATGACAGCATGGAATGGATGAACCATTTTAGAATATGTCCATTACGAACCAAGTACTTACATTCTATTCGAGGGTGTAGAATCGGATCAGGTGACTTGCCTATATTCTAAAAGACACGGCATGTCCGGTGTAAAAGACTGAGGTGTACGATACCGTGTTTGATCGTACTTCGCTCCATTGCATGCCGGTGCGCACTACTCTGAACAAGCAGTCGATCGCGTCGGCCGAATCGAGGACCCGCGGTCGGCGTTTTTACCCGGGTGGCTTCGTGGAGTGCAATATGCTGTAGAATTTTCTGCTTGAAGAGTGTATGCATTTGCATTTCTACTGACTTCACTCATATAGTATTATAAAAAAATGAATACGATATTTTCTTGCACGAAGGTTCGTATTTTCTTTCGTGTCTTAGAATATGTGCGTAGCAACACAAGTAGCTACATACTCTCCTTGAATGAAGAATGCGATCAAGTACCTACCTTTATTCTAACCGACCCGGAATATACGGCGTAAGGCAAGTGCTTGGGACGGTGGGAGAGGGAGGGGCGTAAGGAAGTGCTTGCCGCAACTCCTTTATCTCCTTATAGGAGCGTCTTCCGTCTTCACCCATGGAGACAGAAAACTGTATCTTCTGACAGTGTTCCATATCGCTCCCGTGCAATTCCTGTCGCGATGTAATATAGCGCCGCAATCTTCGTTTTGGCAACGGCGGATGTCTCTCACGTAGTAGCTAGCTCCTCCACCTGACACTCGGTGGCATCGTAACATGTGGAGGTTGCCATTATCCCAGATCACGTGCACCGTGCGCGCGTCGAGCGACGGGAGCGCGCCAATGTGAATATGCGCACGGAAGGCTTCTCGTGTCAGTGGGTTGTCCCAAGCCCTTTCGAAAGTCGGAAGCGATATTCATTTTTTTCCAAGAATAACAGGGCCTCCGGCGGTCGGCCACTTTTTGGTAGAATGGCGGTCGCCTCTACTCAAACGGCGACCTCCCCTTCCACCTCGGTGGACGAGGTAAGGATTCAGAGTTTAATTTTTTTTTAAGCTGACAATTCTTGTCACAACTCTCTACTACAAAAATCAACACTAAAAAAAATTTAAAGCTGACAATTCTTGTCACAACTCTCCACTATAAAAATCAAACTTTACTACTTCATTGACATCGATGTGGTTGGATTTGCTTTGCTTCGATGAATGGCAAACTATATTGCTACACTTGGATTATTCCACGCAGATATCTATGAAAGCTGTGTGTAAATTTATGGATACAATAATTACCAACTTTTGGAACCATACGACATGCTTACATCGTATTACGTGTCATCAATTACGCCTAATGTTACCATTTATACATAAGTTGTATACATTTCCCACCATACTACCAACTGGCCAAGAATTAAATTTGACTATGATGAAACGACTTCGGTACTTATGTCCACTTCATGAAAAATTGTCCAGGAACTATATGTCCACCGCATTGTTCCATCATATTGGATCCACATGTTCGGAAACATTATGTTGTCTTGAACTCGATATTACTAGAATTGAAACGATACCAGCACTGGTAACATTGAATATCACAACATTAATTATTCGAAGTTCAACACAAAAACGAATCGACGGCCGAATACAACAAATTGAATATCCGTTATCTCTACGAAGTCTTGCAATCATAGGTCGACTTCGTTATCCCCATGCAGTGTTGCAGAATAAGAACATGGATATGTTAAAACAACTTAAAATTCTCAACACCGATTTACAGCCGAATTGTACAGCTGAAATCACTTGGCTGAATCGACTATTAAGTAAAAATTTGACGGATTTGTTGTTAATGCATTGCACTGAACCAACCATCAGATTAATTACGCATCCAAACCGGAAAAAGGTATTGCATGTTATTTATGGTGTGCGTGGTAATCTAGTTGATTTTGTGTACTGATCATAAAACAGGTCAACAATGGACAGGCCTTGGTCGATACTGTAAGTAGCGAGACACTGTCTTCGCTCATGATTCTCAATGTCCAAGATAATGATGAAAGGGGATATAAATGCACAATGAGCTTTTGCAAACGAAATGAAAAGCATATTGATTTGAAAAGAAGAAATAAACAAGACTATATTTTTGGGCAAATTCACACACACAAAAATTATCTTGAAAATATCGAGACGGTTTTTACACATAATATACTCTTGATATAATATCCTTGATGTCCTGTAATTGTGTTCTCAATTCTTCATTACTATTTTTCATTGTTTTATACTTGTTTTCCCACGTACGACGAATTTTTGTGTGTATTTCATTGTGTATCTGTAATTTTTTTTTAAGTCGTGCATTTTCTCGAGAATATGCCTGTGACATACTTGTTAATTGCAACTGTATTTGTGTCATCATCTGTATGAGCTCTAAGTTTACATTATTCTTCGCATATCCTAATGTATTTAGATCAGGAAACGTCAAATTTCTCCAGTGTGTAAAACAATCATGTATAGATTTGGGTATTTGTGTTTGCATTTTGACCCACTCTATATGTTTTTGTTTTATTTCAGTATACGATTGACACATTGTGGGTGGTAGTGTGAACAGTACCGGCGATTTGGTCGATGATTGTAGCGGTGGCGATAATATCGAAGAGTGTGGCGTAAAGGAAAATTGATTTTTTATCGATTTTCGCGATGGTGGAAGGGGTGGCATTTTCATATATGAGGAATCCGGAGTCTTTATTGACGATACAGCGCTTACATGTACTTCTTGCATCGACGCTGGAATCTTTATATATGTAACCACCATCGATGCTGGAATTTTTATAGATGGCGATACCATTGCTGGTGATTCTTCTGTGGATGGTGGAGCTCCGATCGGCGACAACGTCGGTGATGGTTCTGAAGTCTTCGATGGTGATGGAGACTTCGATGCTGGCGCTTCTTCTGTAGACGGTGCAGTTTCGATCGGCAACAACACTGCTGTCGTCAATGGTGATGGTTCTGGCGTGTTTATTGCTGGCGCTTCTTCTGCGCACGGTCGAGTTTCGATTGTCGATAACACTGGCGACATCACTGAAGTCTTTATCAACATCGATTCTTCTGTAGACAGCTGCATCGTTTCTGTTTCTTCAGTTGACATTTTTTCTGATGGTTCTATGGGCGATTGAGTTTTTATAACTTCTGTGGACAATTGTGATTCTGAGAAGCGTAAACTATTTTGAGCATGCAAAGGAGAATCTGGACCTAAAGTCTGAACTGATGATGTTAACAGTGCGAGTGATTCGCTCGCATGTGGTAACGTCGATAATGATGGCACTGGTAAATGCTTGCGACGTGCAGGCCGTAGACTTGTAAATGATGGATTTGTATGTAAACTTACTTTCACGTGGTCTCCAATTGGACGCAAAGTTAGATTAACTCGACGTTCCATTTGTTCATTTATATAATGTTAAAAAATTACACTTAAACTTGGACGCACTTGATCAGCAGTCTTTTTGGGGTCTGTCGGCTTCGAGTAGAATGTATTTCTCGCAACACCCGCTTCAACTATATTAACGGTGTATTTATAGACAGACCGTTTTTCTCTATTACAGACTATTTCGATATTTTTTTTTATAATACTAGATGAGTG